TTTTATAACTGGTGCAACAGGGCAAGATGGAAGTTATTTGGCTGAACTTCTATTAGAAAAAGGATATAATGTTGTTGGTATGGTTCGTAGGTCTAGTACTGTAAATACTTTAAATGTTAATCATATTTTAAAAGATATAGAATTAGTTTACGGAGACCTCTCGGATGGTAACTCCATTTCTACTATAATGGAAAAATATAAACCAGACGAATTTTATAATTTAGGAGCAATGTCTTTTGTTCCTACATCATGGAAAATTCCAGAATATACTGCTGATATCGATGCAATTGGTCCACTTAGATGCTTGGAAGCAATAAAAAGAATTAAACCAGATACTAAATTTTATCAAGCATCTACATCAGAAATGTTTGGTAAGGTTCAGGAAATTCCACAAAATGAAAAAACTCCATTCTATCCAAGAAGTCCATATGGAGTTGCTAAATGTTTTGGTTTCTATATTACACGCAATTATCGTGAATCATTTAAAACATTTGCTGCATCTGGTATTTTAATGAATCACGAATCTCCAAGACGAGGAATAGAATTTGTAACAAGAAAAATAAGTAATGGGGTTGCTAGAATTAAGTTAGGTCTAGATAAGGAACTTCGTTTAGGAAATATAGAGTCTAAAAGAGATTGGGGATTTGCTGGTGATTATGTTAGAGCAATGTGGTTAATTCTACAGCAAGATATTCCAGATGATTTTATAATAGGTTCTGAAATAACTCACACAATAAGAGAATTTTGTTCAATTGCTTTTAGCCATGTAGGTTTAAATTACGAGGATTATGTAGTTATAGACCCACTGTTCTACAGACCAGCAGAAACAGACACATTATTATCTGATTGTACTAAGGCGCATACTATACTAGGCTGGAAACCAGAAGTTAGTTTTCAACAGTTGGTTGAAATGATGGTGGAGGCCGATTTAAAATTGGAGAAACAAAATGATTGCTAATTGTAGAATGTGTGGTGGAATTTTAAGAACGGTTTATGACCTAGGAGATTTTTATCTTTCTGATTTCTTAAAAGAGGGAGAAGAGTCAGTAAAAGATACTCTTGCATTAGCAAGATGTGATAATTGTGGTCTGCATCAATTAAGAGACACTCCAGATTTAGATTTTATGTATAAAGATCATTATTGGTATAGGTCTGGATTAAATGGGTCTATGTTAAAAGACCTAAAAGATATTGTGGAAAATATAGAAAAGAGAATAGAACTCAAAGATGGAGACATAGTAGTAGACATTGGTTGTAATGATGGTTCTATGCTAGGAATGTATTCTAACAAAAATATAAAGAGAGTTGGTTTTGACCCAGCCCCAAACCTACAGGAGCGGGCGGAGAAAAACAGTGACTATTTTATTAATGATTATTTTTCTAGGGATTTGTATCCTTTTGGGTTGGCTAGGGCGAAAGTTATCACAACGATAGCCATGTTTTATGATCTACCAGACCCAAATAAATTTATAGAGGATGTAAAGTTTATTTTAGATAAAGATGGTATTTGGGTTATTCAGTTAATGGATTTATATTCAATGTTAAAGGTTAATGGGGTAGATGATTTAAATTCTGAACATTTGGAATATTATACACTTTCAGATTTGGATGTGTTTATGAGATGGCATGACCTTGAAATTTTTGATATGGAATATAATAAGGTAAATGGCGGCTCTTTAAGAGTATACATTTCTTATTTGAATAAATATCCAGAATCCATAAAAGTAAAAAATGCTATTGCACAAGAATTTTTTGATTTTCAAATGGGTGTAGTTTCTGTAGAAAAACTTAAAAGTAATATAGAAAAGTTTAAAGAACATATACAAACATTTTTATTGCCATATGGTATAGATAGTGTTTATGCTTTAGCTGCAAGTACAAAAGCTAATACTATGTTACAAGTGATGGAACTTGATAATAAATGGATTAAAGCCATTGGAGAGGTAAACGAAGACAAATTTGGTTTACGAACTTCTGGAACTAATATTCCCATAATCCCAGAGAAGGAAGTTTTTGATGCAAAACCGGCAGTAATAATTGTTTTGGCTTGGCATTTTACAGAAACATTCGATAGAATCCTAAAAGATTTTCTTGAGCGAGGTGGACTTGCTTTATATATGCTTCCTTATCCCCATGTTAGAACAAAAGATGGTGGGTGGAATCTATGAACATAAAAGAAAAAACTGTGGCACAATTAATTGATGAATTAATTTCCAATAACATACGCTGCTGGTTTTCGCAGGACAAACTGATGGATTTATCTTTATCAGACGAAGAAAGATTATCTTCTGCTATTACTGCACAGCAAACTAATGCAAAAAGAACGGAATTAATACGGGCAATTGATGAATTACTTGGATTTGGTAAGTATACAAATATAACTAAAACATATAACAAGGATAAATAAATGCTAAAAGGAGTTTTTGTAAATCAACAACGTGCTAATTGTAGCATTTATGAGGCCGGAGTAATGATAAAAGATGCCCTTATGGGCGGAGAGCCAAATTATTCTTTAGAGTATAAGGAAGTAGATAGGCTTGGAAACATATTAATTTCTCAAGCCAAATATGATTTTTATGTTTTTAACTGGCATCCATTTACCTTACCAATTACTCAAAAGAATATTAATAGGCTAAAAGGAACAAAAATAATAGTAGTTTTGGAAGTTACCCCAACGGTGTATCTTCCATATACTCCTCCTGTAGTTGATGCCTATATGATTATAGACCCAACCAAAGAAAGAACAAAAAACTACTATCCTTTTCCTAGACCACTAGAAGTAGTTTCTGATTTAAAACCTTTGTTAAGTACAGATAAAACGGTTATTGGCGGTTTTGGATTGGTATGTCCAACAGGTGCTGCTTTATCATATAAAAGATTTTATGAAGTAGTGGAAAATGCAAATAAAATCGGAAATTGTATTGTAAGATTTAATTTTCCAGAAGGTCAATTTACTGGTATTCCACTCTCAATGTTAAAGCAATATGGAGATACCCTTAAAAGACTAGCTAATCCAGATGTTGAAGTAATAGTAACTCATGATTATATGTCGAAACCAGAATTAATTAGATGGTGTTCAGAACACACTATAAATTCTTTTCCATATTATAGAGATTTATCTGGACTTTCAGCAGTAACAGACCAAGCTATTTCTGCTGGAAGGCCAATAGCAATTACTGACTGTAATACTTTCAGACATCTGCATAAATATATTTCTTATTATCCTAAACAATCTTATGAAGAACTTATAGTTTCTACACAATCTGGAGTTAAACAAATGCAAGAAGATTGGCATCCAAATAAATTTCGTGAGAAGTTTAAGGAACTTCTTCATGAAAAGGGATTAATATGAAAAAAATTCTTATAATAAATAATAGTATTAAGCCTTGTGGAATACAACAGTGGGCAGAAAGAATACCAAAGATACTTAGAACATCTAAGAAATTCAATTTTATTTACAGAATGGTAATTAGAGAGTCAGATATTATTGGTGAAATATCTGCCATAAAACCAGATGTAGTTTTGTATAACTATAGTCCTTCTACCCTACCATACTTAACCAAAGAAACATTAGAACAGTTTAAAAGTATTAAGCACGTAGCCATAATACATGAAGGATACTCCATAGAAAAAAATGCGATTGGTTTTAATTATTTTATATATATGATATCAAAAGCCAACATTTCTTCAGAAATGGCAAGTAGAGTTTTTATTGTTCCAATTAGATATTTGTTGGAGTATTCTGGAGGGTATCCAAAAAATACAGTTCCTACAATAGGTAGTTTTGGATTTGGATTTCCAAGTAAAAGATTTGATTACATTGTAGAAAAAATAAATGAAGAGTTTGATGTTGCTGATATTAAATTTGCCATTTCTAATTCATTTCATGGAGATGTAAATGGTTTTGTAACAGACGCAACAATAGAGTTATGTAGAACTAAAATAACCAAACCAAGGATTAGTTTACAAGTTAATAGAGATTTTCTTACCGATAATCAAGTTTTGGAATTTTTAGCCGGTAATGATATTAATTGTTTCTTTTATGATGCTTCTAAAACAGATGGAATTGCTGGCTCAACAGATTTTGCTCTTTCTGTAAAACGCCCAATAGCAGTAACCAAAGTTCCTATGTTTGAACATCTGTATAGTTTAGTACCTTCAATTTGTATTGAAAATTCTTCTATAAAAGAAATAATGGGTAGAGGAATAGACCCATTAAAACCAATTTATGATGCATTTTCAAATGATAATTTTGTTAAATCATTTGAAAATATTCTAGAGGAAATAACTTGAAAACAGTATTATTTATAAATTCTACAGTAGCTAATTGTGGTATTTACCAATTTGGTAACCGTGTATATGAAATAGTAAAAGATTCTGAAGGGATAAATTATATTTATAAGGAACCAACTTCTCTTAATGAATATATGAATTTATTACTTACAATTAAACCAGATTTTGTATTTTTAAATTGGTATAGTACAGTTATGAGTTGGCTTCCTTATACACATAAAATTCCATCAAAAATTCCACACTATTATGTTTTTCATGAAAGACCTATTAGAAAATATTATGATAAGTACATATTTTTTGGTGATTATGGAATACAAAATGGAATTATAGATTCAAGTAATATATTATCTCCAGAAAAGTGCGTTACTCTAACCAGACCATTATTTAACTATGTTAATTTATATCCAAAAAATGATATACCAACAATTGGAACCTTCGGGTTTATGAGTAGTTATCAAAAGGGATTTGATACTTTAACTAAGCGAATTAATAAAGAATTTGATAAAGCTATTTTTAATTTACATATGGTTTGGTCTCCTTTTTGTGATGTTTATAAATCAATGTTACAAGAAATGGTAATTAGGTGTATAAAATTAAATACTAATCCTGGTATACAACTTAATATAACACATGACCTTTTTGATAATAAGACAATGTTAGATTTTCTAGCAAGAAACGATATTAATATTTTTATGTATAATGATTTACCACAATTTGGATTGGCTAGTTCTTTAGATTATGCATTATCAGTAAAAAGGTCAATAGCGGTAGATTCTAATAATTCATTTAGACATGTATTAAAAGATGAAATTAATATAGATAAACACTCAATAAAAGAAATTATGAACTTAGGAACCAAACCACTAGAAGAATTTTATGTTGCTTGGTCTTCAGAAAATCTAAAGAAAGGAATGGCTTCATTATTCCATGTATGATAAAGTAGTTTGGTTTAATCCGTATGGAGTAGGAGATGTATTTGAAAGTAGAGAATTTGTTAGGGAATGTATGAAAATAATCCCTGCCAAAGAATATTTTTATGCTCATAACAAACCTCCAAGAATGTTAATAGACATTGATAACTTACAATATACTCCTATTACAGATAAAATGAATGTTGGAATAAGTCACACGGTAGAAGATAATTGTTTATATATTTCTACTTGGATTGGTCAAAAGGGTTTAAAGTATGGTTGTACAGTAGAGTCTATCTTTGAAATGAACAATGAAATACTTTTAGAATTAGGATTTGAACCATTAAAAGGAATTCCATTAGAGTATCTTACAACTATTGATTATACAAAATTTCAAATTCAAGGGGTGGATGCATTTGTAGAGAAATGCACAGGAGATAAAATATTAATTTGTAACGGAGATGTTTTATCTGGACAAGCCGCAAATTTTAATTTCGTTCAAACAATAAATTTTTTATCTTTAAGATATCCACAAAAAACATTTATACTTACCAATAAATTTAAAACAGACCTTACAAATGTATTTTTTACAGGTGACATTACTAAAACCACCGATGGTTTTGATATAAATGAAATTTCCTATTTGAGTACTTTTTGTGGTGTTATTGCTGGTAGATATTCTGGACCACATACTTGTTCTCAAGTGAAACAAAATTGGTTTGACCCAAATAAAAGATTAGTTACTTTTACATATAGGGAACCGGGATGTTCTTTCACTCATAGTAAAGATGTGTTAATGAGGCAGTTTTGGTCTAATGCAATACATCCTAAATTAGTTGCGGATAAAATTTCAGAAGCAATAGAAAGTAGGTAAAATGAGAATATTTGAAAATAGTAATCCTGATTTTGGTAGAGCATTTAAAAGAATAAGTTTGGCATTGAGAACACATTTCCCTAATGTTGACTGGGTAACTACAAATCCAGATATAGAAATTATACAAGTAGTGGGAAAAAAAGAATATGAATATTTAATGTCCAAAACTTCTTTAAGCAATGTAGTTATGTTTCAACAGTGCCTTTATACTACCGATATACCAGTTACTAATTGGGCAACTTTATGGAACGAATGTAAACTAACACTATCTTTTCATGACCTTACAGGTTATATAAATGATGCTTCTAAGTTCCTTAGAACTCCTTTAGGAGCAGAACCAGATTTATTTCCTATAAGTAAAGTTCAAAGAACATATACTGTTTTCTCTTCAGGGCATGTTGCAGAAACAGAATGTTTAGATAAAGTATTCGAAGCTTGTGTTTTAGCAAATAAGACCATGTTACATACTGGTGAAAACTTTAAATGGAACGATAGTCGTTATCAATTTATGGAATATATGACAGATTCTTGGTATACAAGTTTTCTTCAAAGAGTTAAGTATGTTACAGGACTTAGGATAATAGAAGGATTTGAAATGCATTGTATAGAGGGTGCAATGACTGGTGCAGTGCCAATAGTTCCGAATCTTCCCACTTATTCTTACTATAAAGATTTTGGAAAGTATATTGATATGAAAGGTGATATAGTAAAACAACTTGCTAGTATTTTTGAATCAGAATATAAGCCACTTTCACCGAAACAGATAGCATATATAAGAGATAGGTTTTCTTGGAAGACAATTTGCGGAGATATTTATAAAAAACTATGATTGAGGAAAAATGTACTAGGGATGACCTCATTATCTATGAAATATTTAAAAACCCTGTTTTATTCGGAGAGTTTTTAATGAACATAGATAGGACCGAATATGAGGAAGAATTTATCTTATCCATCTATCAAAAAGAATATTTATGTGACTTCAATCATTATGTGTCTATGATGGCTGCTCGTGCTGTAGGAAAGACGCAAGCCATATCATTAAATATTACTTGGGCATTAATATTTAATATTTTTCCAGAAAATTATATAGTTTATTCTGTTCCTAGTAAGGTTCACCTAGAACCTGTGTTTGCAAATCTTACCAGAATATTCAGGTCTAATTCTTTATTACAACATTACATTGAAAGAAATGGTGGAATTAACGGCTCAGAGTTTTCTATATCATTAAAAAATCAATCAAAATTAATGTGTCGTATTGCTGGTATGAGTGGTACAGGGGCAAACGTTATTGGTTTGCATACTCCCTATGTATGGGTAGATGAATCTGGTTATTATCCTTGGGGAACATGGGTGGAAATGCAACCTATTTTAAATACTTGGCAATCCGGATTTAAAATGTCAACTTCTGGAGTTCCAACAGGATTGCGTGAAAAGAATGTTCTATGGCATACAGACCAAGAAAATACCAGCTATACTAAACATAGAATTTCTGCCTCTCAAAATCCTAGATTTACTAATGAAGATAAACAAAAAGCCATAGAACAATATAATGGAGAAGGTTCTGATGATTACATACACTTGGTTCTGGGACAGCATGGGAAACCTGTTTTCTCTCTATTTGACAGAAATGCCTTTGATATTCAGTCTTATCCCGTATATAAGTTTGAATTTGATGGTGTTAGGGAAGGAGACAACCTAGTAAATGTTATAGGGAATATAGCAATTCTTCCTCCTATTCCAGAAAAGAATAAAGGTTGTATTGTGGGGGTTGACCTAGGATATACTGAACCTACTGCTATCTGGATAATGTATGAAGAACCTAATGGATATATTAAGTTTCATGCAAAGATAAAACTTACTAAGGTTTCTTATCCACTACAAGAAAAACTTATAGACCTATTGGATACTAAATATCAACCATATATTATAGGAATTGATAAGGGTAGTGCTGGTATCTCTGTGGTGCAAAATCTTTTGGAGCATAGAGATTATCTTCATAAAGATTATAAAAAGAAAGTAGTTCCTATAGACTTCTCATCTTGGGTTTCTATGGGAATAGATTCTGAAGGAAAAGAAATAAAACAAAAAACTAAACCATTTTCTGTGTCTATTTTACAGGAATATACTAACAGCAGAAAGATTATTTATTCCTATACTGATACAGAAATGATTACGGAGTTGGAAAGAATGACCTACTCCAAGTCTCCTACTGGAGAAATCACATACAAAACTCTTACACAAAGAGGTGGAAAAAGAGGTGATGATCACTTTACTGCCGCCCTACTTTGTGCTATGACTAGTTACTATATGGTCAATGATTATTCTCTTTTTGCTACTGAGAAGAAACGACTAATGAGGGCTAGCTGGTGGTAAATAAAATGACTGATAAACCAAGGTTACAAAATGCAACTGCTGCTATAGTATCTTTAGACCAAAATGATATTTCCAAAAATCCTTGGAGATATACTTGGAAGAAAGATAAAGATACTAAGGGTCCACAACCAGACTTTATAGAAATGATAAAGCGGTGTAGATTTTATTATAAACGTGACCCGCTTACAGCAACTACTATCAATAAATTAATTGATATTGGTATTAATAATTTAGTGTTTCATAAAAACGGACTATCTGATAATGAATTCAGAGTGTTTGAAGGATTAAGTGATAAACTTATAGTCTTTGCAGAAGATATGGCATTAGAATTTCTTATATCTGGATTAGTTGTTCCTGAAATTGAATATGGAACAATGGAAAAAGACGAAGTTAAATCTTTAGGAATAAAGAAATATGACTCTTTACAAATGCCTGAAACTATGTGGGTTAGAGACCCAGCTACCATAGAAATAAAATCGTCAGTTCTTCCAGATCAACCATCATATTTTGTTACTATTCCTGATGAAATGTTACACTTTATTAGGAATAATGGTATATATCCAGATGGTAGTGAAGACCAAGCATTATATAAAGAATTTGAATCTTATTCACCAACTTTTGTAAGTAAAATAAAAGAAGGACAGAATAAAATATTACTCGAAAATGATTTTATTATAAGACGAAGAATTACTACAGAATCTCCATATCCTACACCATATCTTTCTGCTGCTGTGGATATTTTAGAGCATAAAAGAAATCTTAGACGAACAGATTATTCTATTGCAAATAAAGTTCTAAGTGCTATTTTACAAATTTCTGTTGGTAGTGATGACTATCCAATGACTGAAAGTGAAGAAGATAAGAAATTTATGGATGGTTTAAAGGAACAATTACTATGGAGAAATCGTGGAAATAACGATATTGAGAACATATTTCAGCTGTTTACGTCACATGTGGTACAATTAAAGTGGATATTTCCTGACGTTGATGTCCTAATTAACGATTCTAAATATCAGGAAATAAACCAAGAAATTTTATTTGCTCTGGGATTTCCAAGAATATTAATCACAGGAGAAACAGAAAAAAGTAGTGCAGGAGACCAAGAATTTGCTTCCTTATCCCCTATTAAAACAATGGAAAACTTTAGGGAAAAGATATTAACAGTTATTAAAGAAATTGTTTATCAAGTTTCTAAAAGAAATAAATTTGCTAATACTCCAGAAGTGGAATTTGAACCTATTAACTTCCACAAATTTGAGTCTTATATTACGGCATTAGCTAAATTATTTGATAGTGGTGGATTAAGTAGAGACTCTATGGCAAAGGTTCTTGGTTACAACTTTAATGATGAAGTTGAGAAAAGAGCATTAGAACAAGATAAAGTAGAAGTATTTGATGTTCCGGCTTTTGGTGAAAGTCCCAACAGTAGACCGCCAACTGGTCCCGGACAAGCACCTACAGTAAAGAAAACAACTACTACACAAAAGAAGGTAACAAATAATGGAAAATAAGGCTACATTTACTGCAAATTTAGAAGATATGGTACAATCATTAGAGGGTCCAGAAACTGGTGGAGATGCAACTGCATCACTATCTTTGAACCCAAGTGTAAATTATATTAAGTTTACACTTACTGATGATAAACCAAACGGAAATAAGCAGCGAATTCCACAAGAAGAGTTTCCTAATCTTATTAATAGTGGTATATATATGCCTATTAAAAAGGCATTTAATAAGATTGAAAAGGGACATAATGAATCTTTCCCTATGGGAGTTATAACGCATCTAAAACAGGTGGAAGATAAGGTTAAGGGAATTGCTACATTGTGGAGTAAAGAAAGACCCAAGGATGTTGAACAAATTAAAGAAGAACTAAAATCTGGAAAGAACGTCAATCTTTCTTGGGAATTAACATATGATACAGAAGCATCTGAAGAAACAGATGGTATTACCACACTTAAAAATGTGTTTTTAACTGCTGCAACTATTGTGGGATTACCCGCATATCGTGGCAGAACATCAATAGAAGCATTCGCTTCTGACGAAAGGAAAGAGGAAATGGCTGACGAAGTTGAGAAGGAATTGGAAAAAGCACAAAAAGAACGGGATGAATTTAAATCCCAACTAGACGAAATAAAGAAACAAAGTATTGAAAAAGATACTGAACTTGTCGGGTTAAAGAATTTTAAAGCTGAAGTAGAAAAAGTAGAATCAGAACGTAAAAAGTTAGGAACTATTAAACAGAAATTTACTTCCGCTAAGATTGTAAAAGATGACAAATATTTTGAAGAGAATAAGGAAAAGTTATTGTCTTTAGATGAAAGTACTCTTGAATTCATGTTACAGGATTTAAAAGTATTTACTGTTCCTGAAACTCTAGAAAATAAAGAGGACAAAACTAAAATTCCTCCTATTACTAACACGACAACCACACCTGACTTTACCCCTAAATTCCTTGGCGAAGCCCTGCGAACTCAGGGGAAATAAATATTGGAGATTATAAAATACTATGGAAATTAATAGATTTGAAGACGTTTTAGGCGTTATTCCTACAGAAGATATCGTTGAAGGAAGATTTGTTCTACTTTGTGAACATTCTTTTTCCTACGATTTTGGTAGTAGGGAAGACGTAGTTGGTGTAAAACTTCCTGCCTCTGCTGATGACGCAACTCGTTGCAAGTTTTGTTTGACTTGGGCTGTTAGTAATAGTTCTACACCTATGTATATTCCTCAACCGACACTTGACCAAGGTGCTCGAAGAGGTGGGTGGAGTGAGGACGCTAATACCCCAATTGAAGGCTCCACAATTTATTTGACCTATCCGGGTTACACCGAAGGTCAGACTATTCCTTCTGGTACTCCTTCACTGGTTTATACAGAGGGCACATTCACCATTCCGCTTGGTGGATATGTTTCTAGTGCGGACATTATTAAACCCGGTGCTGGCGTTAAAATTGCTTACGATGGGAATAACAAGGGTAAACCTACATACTGTTCTGCTAATGCAGTTGGTATGATTGGATATACTGAACGGTACGATTCTGCTGACGGTGATTTAACAATCCGGGTAGAATAATTTTTAGGAGGAATTTAATAAAATGGATGAAAAATTAAAGGATGCTGTCGCTTCCGTAATAAAGGACTCAGGGAAGAGAGACGCACTTGCTCAGATGATTGTGGAGTATGCTAATCCCGGTCATATTGGGGTTGATTTTATTGGTATGTTCTTGAATACCAGAGCACTTCAACCCGGAGACCAGCTTGTTAAGAAAATGAGAAAGGGTATTAAAGTTCGCACGCTTGTTCCCGGTGCTATTCATCTGAAAGATGAAATCACTGTGTCAGAACGTATGAACTATGTTCTAGACGGTGCTGTTGTTAGCGTTGGTGCTAATGCTTGGGAATTAGATTCAGGTGAACTTGGTACTGTTGGTTCAATTCGTAACGAGATGCTCTCCAAACTTCGTGACTTTTACTTCGGTAAAGTCTTCACAGCTCTTTCAACCCTGTGGACTGCTGGTAATAACGCTACTAACTTTACGGACATTGGTGGTGATATTACCGCTCTAGCTCTGAAAAATGCCATTGATTATATCAATGAAACTACAGGTGGAGTTCGTGCTGTTATTGGTACTCGTGCTGCCTTGACACCTATTACTACCTTTGGTGCTTCTTGGTCTGATGGTACTGATAATATTGAAGTTCCTGACAATATTCGTGAAATAATGCAAACCGGTTGGTTAGGACGCTATTATGGTGCTCCTATTATAGCTGTTGAGCAGGTCTACGATAATCTTGATGATTATAACACTATGATTCCTACCGATAAGGTTGTTGTTATTGGTAAGAATGTTGGTGAGTTTATTACTTACGGTGACATTAAATATCAAGAATGGACTGACCCACGACCCATACCTCCGTACTGGACTCTGTCTTTATATCAGCAATTTGGTATGATTATAGACAAGGCCGAAGGTATCTTTGTTCTAGAAGTTGTGTAATTAGGCATTAGAAATAATAAGGGGTAAACTGTATAGCATCCTTATTATATTTTAAAATAAAGGTTTGAAGAAAGGATTATAAAATGACAGAGAATAGGTTAGAAACGTTTTCCAATATGCAAACTGGAAAGCCATATAAAAGCTATAAGAAAACAATTTTAGCGAAAATCTACGTACAACTTCTAGACCCATTTTCGGAGACTCCGGTGGGTCTAATTTTGGAAACCAATCCGAAATTTCCAGGAAGAGATATTGTTGATGTTTGGTCTGAAAAAGAGGATGTTTTTTTCAAAAGAGCAAATAAACGTCAATTTGACCAAGGAAATATTATACCACATACTCGTCCTGAAATAGTAAATGAGGAGCCTAAAATTGAATCTTATTCTGATGAAAAACTTACCGAAATTGTAAACTCTAAGTTTTTAACCTTACAAAGTATTCTTAATAAGGTAGAAACAGAAGCAGTTCTTTTTCGTATGATAACAATTGCTAAAGAACAAGAAAAATCTGTAAAGATTGTAGGAGCAATTGAAGCAAGACTTTCTGAAATAAATAAACTTCCAGTAAGTTAATTGGAGTAAATATGGAACCAAAACCTAAAATAAAAGAAGAAGAAGAAGTAATAGAGGAAAAGAAAGAAGAACCAAAAGAAGTAAAACATTATGTTCTTGAAGTTCAAGACTCTATTATGGGACAAAAAACAATTATAGGAGAATAATAATATGGGAAAAGTAGCCCCAGATTCAATGATTGATGCCGCATTTGCTTATGTACAAGCGTGCGATAAAGAGTTTGTTTGTTCAGCAGAACCTACTGACTATAGTAATGCCGCAACTGTTGTGGATTTAGCAACAACCGCAATGACACCCACTACAGATTTTCCAGTAGCTAATGGTACAAGTGGTCGTAAATGTACCCCAGCCGCAAAGTCTGGTGTAACTATTGATCATGGTGGAACAGCAACACATATAGCCCTTGGTTTAACTGCTGGTTCAACCCTGAGATATGTTACAACTTGTACCTCACAGGTTCTAACTGGTGGTGGTACGGTTGATATTCCCGCTTGGATAATTCAAATAAACGACCCTACCTAAAAGGAGGCAATTATGCCTAGTAGATACCAGTGTGCAGGTCGTTCAACAGCTACTGCCTCCACCGCAGACTACGTTATAGCTAACTTCTGGAATCCACATGCAAGTAAACCATTGTGTGTAAGAGAGATTTGGTATGCAAAAACCATATCGACAGCAGATTATATACAGGTTGCTCGTTCAACCACTGCTGGAACAACCCCAGGGAGTACTGTAACTCCAAATATATACAATGATAGAGATAGACAACTTGCTCCAGGAACAGGTGTGCTGTTGTATATGGGAACATACGCATCTACTCAGCCTGTCTTACAAACTCCTGCTCTAGCCAGATATGCTTTACCTGCCGCTATTGGATCAGGTATAGTATTGGTATTCGATCCTCCTATTAGAGTTGCTGCTGGTGAGGGATTAGCAGTTGCAACATCCGTAGCCACAATAGGACAACCAGCAGATGTAACTTTTGTCTGGGAGGAGTAATTATGACACAAAGATACTCAGTAAGCGGAAGAAATGCCGCTACGGGTGCTTCAGTTGACCAAGCAGGAGCAGTATTGTGGAACGCCTCTGCAATAAAAGTAATTTATTGTAGAGAGATAAGTGGGTTTACCTCATCTGCTGTAGCATGGGCATTACAACTTATTAGGACCTCTACAAGAGGAACTCCAGGAAGCACAGTAACTCCGGATATTGACAATGATAGAGACCGTTTGTTAGCTCCTCAATCCACTTGTGTTTTAGACCTTGGATTATTTTCATCTGCTCCTACAGTACAAGGACCTGCTATGGCAAGAACACACCTAGGTGCAGTTATTGGAAGTGCATTTGGTTGGATATTTGATCCTCCTATTGCTATTCCAGCAGGAACCGGATTGGCTATTGCAAATGTTCCAGCAACTGCTAGTCCCACTGTAGATTGGACTTTTGTCTGGGAGGAATAACCCTTGCCTAGTTATAGAACCGGATCTTCTCTTTATGCGGTTCAACTATTTCATCAAACCACCAAAAGTAGTTCTTCTGGTGGTATTGCCAATACCTCCGGTATGGCAACCGGAATGGAAGATAAAAGACTACTAGATACACATGCAAAATTTTATAAGGGACTATCTCAATCTAACACAGATGCTTATTTTGTAGCAAATCTTCCACCCCCTACAGTAGAAGTTCAAGACTCAACGCAAGACCAGTCTGCTGAAAATGTAGTTCTTATACAACATAATATCCTTGTAGTACAGGATGCTACCCAACTACAGTCAGTAGATACTGTCGGATACCTTGTTCAGAATCTTGCAGTACAGGACGCTACACAGGATCATACAGTTGAAAATATAGGATACCTAGTTCAGAATCTAGCTGTAGATGCTGCTACTCACGACCATACCGCAGAAAATGTTGGGTATCTAACTCAGAATTTAGCAGTTCAAGACTCAACGCAAGACCAATCTGCTGAAAATGTAGTCGTTACTGCTCATGAACCAGTAACAGTACTTGAAGTTCAAGATGCTACTCAGAATCATTCTGTAGAAAATGTTGTTCTAGTACAGCATAATATCTTAGTAGTTCAAGACGCAACACAAGACCAATCTGCTGAAAATTGTACCTTAATACAGCATAATATACTGGTAGTAGATAATGCCACACAACTACAAACAGCAGAGAATGTCATTGTTACCGCTCACGGAGTTCTTCTAGTAGTAGATAACGCTACACAAGACCATACTGTTGAAAACGTAGGGTACTTCACTCAGAATCTAGCTGTTCAGGACGCTACCCAAGCACAGTCAGCAGATACAGTAGGAATATTTACACAAAATCTAGTTGTTCAAGATGCTACCCAAACTCAGACATCAGAGACTGTAGACTTAGTTCAACATAATATTTTAGCAGTACAAGATTCAACTCAACTACAAACTTCTGAAAACACTGTGTTAGTACAGCACAACCTACTTGTAGTAAGTGACGCAACTCAGTTACAAACATCCGAAAATGTTGTACTAATTCAACATAATATACTAGCTGTAGACAATGCCACTCAAGACCATACTGCGGAGAACTGTGTTGTAATTGCTCATGCTCCAGGAGCAGTGGTAGCGGAAATACAAGACGCTACTCAGAGTCACTCAGCAGAAAATGTAGTTCTTGTACAGCACAATATATTAGTAGTAGACAATGCTACTCAGGCCCATACTGTTGAAAGTGTAGGGCTAACTCAACATAATATTCTTTCTGTAGATAATGCAACTCAATTACAATCTGTAGAGAATGTATTATTAGAAATATCAGTTGCTATACAGAACGCTACACAAGACCAAAGTGCAGAAAATGTAGTTCTAGTTCAACATCATATTCTGGAAGTTCAGAACTGTTATCAGGATATGATCAGTGAGACAGTAGGACTTGTACAGCATAACATACTTGTAGTACAGGATGCCACACAACTTCACTCCGCAGAAGAGATAATCTTCTATATATTACCTGCAATATTGGAAGTACAAGATGCAATACATTATCAAACTTCCGAGATTCTTGACCTTGTACAACATAATATACTTCAGGTGGATGATGCAATTCAAATACATATTTCTGATACAATAGATATGACCCCACTATTTGTTTTGTTATTCGCACTAAATTACGCCAGAGGTTACTTCAACGATTTGAGTATAGATAGAAATCAAGAGGTAGGTAAAGATTTGAAAATAACAAAGGCCATAACAAAGACTTTTAGGAGAAGGTAAATGGAAGAGATTACTAAATTACGTTTAGGTGATGTTGGAACGGTATTCAGGATAAGGGTTGTAGAGGATGATCTTCCAGTAGACCTACAATCCTGTACTGTAAAACAAATCTTACTTAAGAAGCCAGATGGAACTTATCTTACCAAGACAGCTAGTTTCTATACTAATGGAATAGATGGATATATTCAATATACATCTGTTGAAGGAGATATAGACCAGACTGGTATATGGAAGATACAGGGATATGTTGAATTTACTAACCAAGGGTGGCATACCACCATAGATTCTTTCTTGGTACAAATCAATATATCTGAGGATTAATAAATGGCTACTAGAACTTTTACTAATGGCGGAGTAAACAATCTGTGGACAACTGCTGGCAATTGGGATACTCCTGAAGGAAGATGGACAGCTACATCTGAGTCGTTTAAAGTAAGAGGAGAATTTGATTAATGCCTACTAGAACCTTTGCAACAGCAGGAATAAATAATTTATGGAGTAACTCTGCTAACTGGGATACAGGAGTTCCAGCTAATACAGATACTGCTATTATTCCAGTTGGACAAACGGTTGAATTTGATGTAAGTCAAAGTGGATTCGCTGCTGGAATAACACTAACACTTAATGGAGTTTTTACTGCCTCACTTACTGCCGGTACTTATTACTTGAAATTACAAGATAATGTAACTGGAACAGGAACATTTAGAGCAGGAACAGAGGCAGTTCCATACCCCACAACTTGTTTATTTACCATATATTTTGCTGCTGGAAAAGCATTTACTGGCAGTTTGGTAATGGATATAAATTGTACAGAACCCACACATAGATATATAAAACTAAGTCAGGCTGAAATTGCTGGAGCAACTCTTCTTCATGTGGATGATGATGTTGTTGGAGATTTGTGGGCTGTTGGAAATGTAATACATATTGATAATATAAATAAAGCACAACAAAGTGAGGAAAGAACCATTGCGGCAGGTGGCATAACTGCAACCACAATCACCATTACAGCCGGATTAACCGCAGCCAAATTACTAGGAGCTAAAGTAATTTTACTTAACAGGAACATTATTATTACAGGAGCATTATCTACGCCCTTTAATGCGGTAACAACTGCTGGAAGAGTTTTTGCGTATGTAAGAAGTTATATGGGATTTACCTCTTGTAGTAATCTTGTAATAGGAGGAGTCTTAGCATATTCTGGTTCGTCATTTGGAATTGTTATGTGTTCTTACATCACTTTTATTGGAGTGGCTACTGGACTACTGAGCTTCGCTCAATATTCTCAATACTGTACTTTTAATGGGTTTTATAGTGGTTGTTATGACACCTTTAATAACATATGGCAAGGTTGTACTATAGGAGGTTTAATAAGCGGGGCTAGGTCTGGACTCAACGGAGCACAACCAGATATAAAAATTACTGCGACAATAGAATATAGTCAATATGGGATAATAACCCTCAGTGGAGGACTTTTTACTGGAACAATTAGATATGGTAGTTATGGTATTTATCCTCAAGAAGGAATATCAGACATTGTAATATCAGGAACTATTTCATACTGTACTACAGGTATAAGAAATGGTACAAATCTTCGTATAATAAATGCCAATATACTTAATAATACTACTGGAATGGTTGGAGGAAATGGTATTATAGTAGATACCATATTTTCGGGAAATACTTACGATTTTAGTTTGGATGAGGGCGGTTCTTGGAAACTATATAATACCCCACTTCCAGTTGTTAATAGGTCTGCACCCAAGTATTCAGAAAATTCTTTTTCATTTATAGAATCATTTAATGATACTGTAGAAGGAAATTATAAGGCATGGTCAAGGAATGGGCCTACAATTTCTGTTAATGACCCTGTTCCTGATGGGTTTGTAAGAGCCTATAAAACAACGCTTCTTGAAGCAAATTATTGTGCATTTTGGCAAAGAGAAGTTTTAGTTCCAGCAAATGCAACCATTTCATTTGTCATGTGGATTCGTAAGTCTGTATCTATGTTGTATAATCCTCGATGGTGGATATTTCCAGAAAGTATGGAACCATTTTATTCTGGAACACCACTAAAAGAATTTATATTTCCTGATGATGATAATGATGTGTGGGAACAAGATACATATGTATATACCAATACCAGTAACTATGATAAAACCCTTATTGCTAGATGTATAGGAAAAAACGCAAGCGGTGATATATTCTCGCAGTTGATTATTACGTCTAGTATGGCTCCCCGCTCAAGAGGACTTGGAGGTGTTGGATGATACAAGCAAGAAAACAAAATACTACTACATATCCAATAGTATTTCTATTGGTAGATTCTAATGACCATGTTACAGGTAAAACAGGTCTAGGAGCAACACCTACAATTACCATAAGCAAGAATGGAGGTTCTTTTGGTCCAGCTTCGGGAACAGTAAGTGAACTTGTTGATGGTTGGTATGTTCTGTCCGGAAATGTATCTGATAGGGATACTCTGGGAAGTTTAGGAATACATGTAGAGGCTACTGGAACAGACCCATGTGACCTATTAGTTCTAATTGTAAAATATGACCCATTTGATTATATATCAATTATTGGTGGAAATGGTGGAGATAAAACACTAACATATACTCTGACAGATAGTGGAACAGCATCTCCGGTTTTTGGAGCAACAATAGAACTCTATGCTACTGAAGGAATGACAAGTATTATTGACAGTCAAACAACTAATGTTCTAGGTCAAGTTACTTTTAGTAATTTAATAGCAGGAACATATTATCTAAAATGTATAAAATCAGGATTTGTAACAACTACTGATACGGAGGTAGTGGCATGAGTGATGGAAGCGGAACAATTACCCCAATTACCCCATCTACGTCTGGTGCTGTAGCTACATCAATTGACTATTTAATTCCAACATTGAGAATTGAGATTGGTGATATAGATAGTTCAACATATAGATACTTAGATGAATGGTTAATGATTGCTCTAATAGCGGCTACTAGAGGACTTGAAAGATATTGGGATAGTAAATATATTATAACTGATGGTGGTGCAATAAGTAGAAATATCGACTATGAGTACTTTACCTTTGAAGAAGAAGATAGTATAATCCAAAGAATGGATGAACGAATTATAATTGTAAAAGCAGCACTTATTATATTAAATGGAAGTCTTGAAAATTCTGCTTGGAATTTAGGAAGTTGGAGAGACGCTGAAATATCTTATTCAAATATTGCTTCTGGAAGTTTGAGGGGCGATACCATAAGAAGACTTCAACATGAATTAGATGATTTAATCAAAGCACCAATGAAGAGATTAACAATATCTAGTAGAATGTCAATATTAGAAACTGATAAGTAGAAAGGATTATGGATGATAAATGTATTATGGATTTCGGACTTAGTAGTTCCTACGGGTTGGTCTAGAGTAGCACACGGAATTATTAAACATCTACCAAAAGAAGAATTTAGTATAACAGGTTTGGGAATAAATTACTTTGGAGACCCACACCCATATGATTTTCCGATTTATCCCGCAGCAGTAGGTCAATTAGGAGACATTTATGGATTTAGTCGCTTAGAAGGAATTCTAAAGTCTAAAAAATTTGACCTAATCTATATTCTAAACGATATCTGGGTAATAAAGGAGTACTTAAAGAGATTAGAATCGTTTAAAGAATATAGACCTAAGATAGTTGTATATTTTCCTGTAGATGCTAGAGACCATGACCCTGAATGGTACACCAATATTCCACTAGTTGATAAGGCAGTAGTTTATACTAAATTTGGAAAAGAAGTTGCAGAAAAAGCACTACCTGATTACTCTTTTGATATAATTCCTCATGGAATAGACCAAGAAATGTTCTTTCCTGTAGATAGAACATTAGCTAGAAAATCTATTTTTAAAAACGCAGAATTGGAAACAGCATATATTATTTTAAACGCCAATAGAAATCAACCACGTAAAAGATTAGAGCTAACTCTGGAAGGTTTTAAATTATTTGCAGAAAATAAACCAAGTAACGTTTTAATTTATATGCACTGTGGGGTAATGGATTCTGATTTAAAAATAACTAATTTAGCAACCAGACTTGGTATAAGTAAAAGACTTATTGTAACTAGTTTTAAAACTGGAGTTCAAAGTGTAACAGTAGAGAAATTAAATCTTATTTACAATGCTTCCAATATAGGAATAAATACTTCTCTTGGAGAAGGTTGGGGTCTTTGTAATATGGAACATGCAATAACTGGTGCTCCGCAGATAGTTCCAGATTCTAGTGCTTGTGGTGAAGTTTTTAAAGATTGTGGACTATTAATTCCTAATGGCGACCCCTTTATTCAAACTAAAGTTATGACCACAGGAATCTTAGTTCATCCAACAGATGTAGCGGAACAAATGGAAAAACTATACACTGATGGGGCACTATATAAGAAACTTTCTAAAGCAGCACTAAAAAAGTTTTCTTCGCCAGAATATAGTTGGAAAAATATTGCTGGAAAGTGGGCAGAGGAATTTAAAAACGTATTATGATAATATCATTTCCCGAAAATACTGAAGATGTAATCAATGCAATTAGAACTGCTATTGGAAGAGATGTTATTTTCTATGTAGTAGCATCTGCCACTGCTTGTACTTTATGTGATTTAGACCCAGTAACTAATACTTCTACAGATTCTTTTTGTCTAGAATGTAACGGAGATTATTGGATTCCAGTGTTTTCTGGAGTAACCATTTTAGGTCATATTTCTTGGGGTAAAAGTGACCAGATGAGGTGGGAAACAGGGGGAATGTGGTACGAAGGTTCTTGTGGAGTACAAATCGAATATACTCCTGAAAATCTTGCAACAGTAAACAGTGCTATTTATGTAACAGTAGATGAGAAAGAAATGGAAATTCGCAAAAAGATGATGCGTGGAGTACAAAATATAAACAGGATTCTTTTAGACCTGATAGAAAAAGAACCATAAAGGAGTGTGGAGTATTATGACAAAGGTAATTCAAGAAGTGGATTTGTTTGATTTGATAGGATATTGTTCTAAGAAAAATAAAAAGTTACAGGCAGTTTTATTACAGAAATTAGAAGAATACTTTGCAAAAGATAGTCAGGAATATATAGAACTTCGCAAGTGTGTGCTAGATGAAACTAGCGGTGCTTTCAGAGCAATTATTAGAGAAATATTCGGTGATGTAGAATACTTGGTTTAACATGTTTATTGATATTAAGACTTCTTTACAGCAAGACCTAAGTAGAATTCCCTCCTATATACGCCAAGCACAGTATTTAGATAGGGAGTATGCTAGACTTTCTGCAAAATATGATAGACTTTCTGATGAAGTAGAGAAGGTAGAAAAAGAACCAGAAAAAGTTTCTTCTGGAGATGCTTTAGAAAAAACTATTTTGGAAGCACCTAATATATTAATGCAAGAAATAAGACTTGCTGCAAAGATAAATACAGAGTTTAATAAGCCTTTCTTTATAGATAGATTAAAAAAAGCAGTATATACAGAAGGAACCTTTACTATTTTTCAGTTTAAAAATGGAAACTTAAAAGTAAAAATTAATTTAAATGATACTGCTGGTAGTCTTTCAGATTATGGTAGTGGAATAAAGAAAGTAAGAGAGGAATTAGGTACACACTCTGGTGCAGATATTGCTAGTAAGTTTTGGTCTGAAAAATATTATGGTGCAGCTAGAGAAGGTAAACCAGCAAAGGTTTGGAGAGGAAAAGGAGCAAATAGAAAACAAGAAGATAAGTCTGCACAATTTGCTTGGAAATATTGGGACACTATGAGAAGAAGAATGGATGCAGCAGGTAAAATCGCTCCTTTCTGGCAAATATTAGATAAAGGAACTATTCCAATTCCTAATGCTAAACGTAAAGGTGGGTCAGGAACAGTATATCCAACCAATGACGCTACAGATTTTACTGGTAAAGCACAACGTAAAATAAAAGAATTTTTTGAGGGCCAAGCTATACAAACTATAGCAAACAAAGGTTTTGATGTTGTTGAGGCTAAAAAAACATTAGCCGAATTTAAAAAAGCTTTAACATTTATAGATAAACAACTTGCAAAACTAAATGAACTGGCTTTAGACCCCGGTGCAGAATTAGCTGTAAGAATCGGTGAAGATAATATGAAAAAAGCTGATAGTGTTAAAGTACATAACCTTGAAGAAGCTCTTAAAAATAAAAAACCAATTCTAGGAAGAATTAGATTGGGTGCTGGAATAAGAGTAAGAACCAAAGAAATGCAAGAAGCATTTGGTTACGGTAGATAAAGTAGAGGTGTGATATTTACGCAGAGAGAAAGGAAGACCTAAGTATTTATTATTGGTTAGTAGATAAATTTTCAGCCTACCCATTTGTAACCATTGTGGATGGATTCCCTGTTGAAGATTTAGTCATACCATCCATTTCTATAGAACAAGATGAATTAGAATATTATCCTTTACAACTTGGAGATAGAAAAGGTGGTTCAATTCGTACTTGGTATATAGATATTTTTGCTAAAAATAAGTCGCAAAGAGATGAATTTGCGTATAAAGTTTATAATGACCTAAAGGACGGAATTACGGTTTATGATTATGATGAGGGATTTGTTTCTCCATCTGCAATAGGTCATTTGGATATTGAATATAGAAAAATACAAATTGTTAGAATAGACCCAGAATTAATTACCCCGCTTTATTATAGAGCGACAGTAACTATTCTAGCAGAAAATGTAATTTTGGAGGATTAATTAGGATGGCAAAGAGATTAGCGATACCTTCAAAGGAACTACAGTTGCACATTATTGGGCCGCTGGAATCCTTTAAGGCTACTAGAGTACAAAAGACTAGTTTTGGACAGGATATCCCTTCCACTACAGTTGATGAGTTGGGCAACTCTGCCCACACCGGAGAGAGTAAAGACACACCTAACGTTACTCTGACCTTCTCCGCCTTTGATGTTGGTGTAAAAATATTTTCCGCCCTTACTGGTACAAATGCTGCCGCATATCCGGAAGCAGGTGTAGGTATTTCAGAATTGGGTGAAGTTGATGCTGCATTCTATGTGAAAGACGAAACATTAGCAGTTTATGCAAAATGTGGACACGGTAGACGGTTACAGGTTAGAGACTTCTCTTATTCTTATACCGTTGATGGTGAATCTACCGAAGACTATACTCTTATTGGCTCTGAAAAAAGATGGCTTAAATATGATGTAGTTGTGGATAAATTCTCTACCGGTACTGTCACATGGACACTTACTCATAACCCTATTCAATTAAGAAATGGTAGATATGGTCTTTCAGTAATAGTTGATGGTCATTATTTGACGGAAACTACTGCTGTTCCTGCTGCAGGTGAATATAGACTTAATGGTGCTGGAAATAAAACATTAACTATTAATGCTGCAGATACTAGATTAGAACAAGTAATAGCAGTTTATCATGCTGATGCTGACCATGTTTGGGCAGATGCTGCTGATGGAACTATGCCAGTTGCTATTAAGGGTAAAGATGTTCCCGTTAGCATTTTGGCGAATGATATTTCTAGAGTGCAATCTATTACTATTAATGGTAACATGCAAGTTCAACCCGTGAAAGAAATGGGTAATAGAGAGGTTGTTGGGTATCAACGACAGATTCCTACTGTAGAAGGTTCAATCACTGTATTGGATACTGATACTGAACTTATTGCACTTTTAACCTATGGTACTATAACCAGTGGTGTTGAATGGCAACCCGGTTTGGGTTGTGAAGCAACCCCAGTTGCTTTGAAAGTTGAATTGTTAGACCCATGTGATGTTGATGCTCCTTATACTGTTATTAAAACAGTTAACATCCCATCAATTACTATTGTTGGTGATTCTTATACAGCAAATGTAAATAACAATGCCTCACAGGTATTTAACTGGAAATCTACTGATGGTATACTTACGGTATATTCTGGTGCAATGTAATATAATATAACGTTTCAAACAATTTAAACCGAAGGAAGATTAAAGGAGTTACACATGCTGCGGGGTCAGAGGTGTAACTCCATTTCTTTTAACTAATAAGAAAGGATAGTGGATTATGGCAGTGGAAAAGAATGATGTAAATATTTCCCAATTGTTTTCTTGGTCGAAAGAATCAGCTATAGCAGACAGTCATGGAAATATATTAACAAAAATTTGGATTAGGCTTGTTGGTGATGCAGACTTGAATAGAGCAAGGGTTTTTGCCTTGCGTAAAAGTGCTGAACTTCGTGCTAAACTGAAAGATAAGAATAGTGATGAAAGTATGGCTTTTATTCAAGACTTAGATGTGGTTGATAAAAGTAAGATTGTAGACGTTGTTGTTGGATTGAGTTTGCGTGATTTTAGTAGGGAAGCATATAGAGAGGTTGATATACCAATTCCTGTGGAACCAGATTCTGATGCTTCATTAGAGAAGCAAGAAAAATTCCAAAAGGAAATAGATGCATATCCTAAGAAACGGGAAGATGCTATTCGTAAGTATTTGAAGAAAAAAGTTGATAAACTTACAGAAGAATATAATAATTTATCTAATGAAGAATTGCAAAAGAAATATGAATCTTTAATGATAAATGAATTGTGTGAGCAAGAGTCTTTTAAGAAGTTTAAAGAAATGAGCGTATATTTCAGTATCTATAAGGATAAAAACTTTAAGACTAGATTATTTAAAGACTTTGATGAGTTTGACAATCTTGCTCCAGAAATTAAGAACAAAATAATTAATGAATATACTTCTCTAGAGTTGGATACAGACACCCTAAAAAAATAGCTGGAAGCAATGCGATTGCTTCCTTGTGGTCCGTAGCAAAAGCATTGCAAATTCCACTAGATTCAAAAGTAAAACTTCTTACAGATTTACCTTTTACTATAAGTTTTGTTATTCGTAAGAGGCAACAGATTGATAATTTAAATGAATTGCCAAAAGAAAAACGACCACCGGAACGCATAATTTGGGAAGGTACATCCAAAGATTTAGATAGTTGGTTAGACAAAGTTATGGAAAAAAATTCTAAGGAAGATACTGAAATTATAATCAGAGATATAGACGTAGAGGGCTAGATGGCAATTACTAATATACAACTGAATGCATACATACAAACCTTGGCAAAAGTAGATACTGCCATTAAGACTACAATATCAAGTCTTAGGGCACTTGAGACATACTCAGACAGAATTGGTGGAACAATGGGAACTGCACTTCTTCCCCTTGAAAACCAAATTACTGCTATGGGTCAAAGACTAAGAGCCTTGTATTCTATGAAAGAACAATTACTTTCTAATTATTCTTCCGGTCAGGGTGGTATGCCATTTAAAAATGTTGGTGCAGGATTTACTACTACTCCTCCAAGTGCTGCAAATATTCCAAATTCCTATCAAATAACACCATATACTAATCCTACTGCTAATGATACACAAAAAAGAATATTAAGTGAGTATATTGCTGCATATAGAGATCATATTGCTAGAATAGAAAGTTTGGATGGGCCTTTAGAAAGACAAAGAACCTCCATTGAACAACAAATACGAAGTGCCTCCTCAGCTGCACCCGCTCAAACATTTAATTTAGGTGGATTAAACGCTTTATTTGGCAAAGAAGATAGGGCTATAGAAGAAAGTTGGAAAAAAGGAGTACAGTGGTTTGCACAAAATCAGGAATGGACTACTAATAAAAGATATGCAAGGTCTAGAGAATATGCTGCTCAAGCAGGATTTACTGGTCTACCAACTGTAACTCAAATAGGAACTTCAGGAGTACAGCAATTAGATTGGAAACGAGTAGATGAACTAACCAAAATGACCGAAAAGATGAGACTTTTCAATACTCCTTCTGGTGGTAATATAGAATCTACTTCTAGACAATTTCAGACTTTAACTTCTGCTATTGGTAGAGATATTAGAGAATTAACTAAGTGGTCTATTGCTATTGCTGTAATTTATGGTCCACTAAATGCTTTAAAATCTTTAATGGCAGATATGGTGGAAAATGAAACTAGATTAGCTAATGCTATGATAGCAGTAACTGGTTCTACACTTCGTATGGGAGAAATTTTTAATATTGCCAAACAAGCTGCTGATGAGTTGGGTACTGGTGTAAGTGATACCATTAACAGTTTTACTATGGCTTATAGAGCTACTGGAAATTTAGGAAGTTCTTTCGAAAGAATAACAGTTGGAACACAACTTCTTAAAGATTCTTTAATTCTTGCTAAATTATCTGGAATGGAAGAAGCGGTAGCCATTGATACATTGGCTGCTTCTTTGAGACAAACCAACACTCCACTGGACGAAGGTGCATCTTTACTAGACAAGTGGATAAAAACTACACAAAACGCTAATGTAGACCTAGCAACCTTAGCCACTGGTTTTGCTGTTCTTGGAGATGCTGCTGAAACTGCTGGAATGAATATTGATGAATTAAATGGTTTAATAGCAGCTATTGCAGAAACAGGTATTGCTAGTGGTAAAGAAGTTGCTAATACTGCTAAAGCGATTGTTTCTGGTTTATATGGAGAAAAATCAACTGCACAAATAATGAAGTTAGGCATTGCTACAAAAGATGCTGAAGGAAATCTTAGAGATTTTAATAGTATTGCTACCGAAATTTATCAACAAAGACAACTAGGTTTAATTAGTGATACAGCATTTCAAGAAACTGCTAGAGCTATTGGTGGTGGTGGAAACCGTAGACAAGCAGCAGTTACTACCCTTATTGAAAACTATGCAAGAGTTCAGCAAGTAGCTGCATTATCTGCAACTGCAAATGGTGAAGCACAAGAAGCTATGGGTAGAAGATTAAATACTGTTCAGACAGCATCTACAAGATTAAATAACTCTTTTCAATCCTTAGCGGCAACCTTGGGCAATGAAGGAGGATTACTAGATTTAT